CATTCGTCATGAACGGGTCGTTTTTTGCAAAATTTCCGCTTGAATTTTGATTTTTATTAAACGGTAGGGTGTTTGTACCCTCGTTGTTCAAAACGCCGTTATCGTCCTTTTTTGCGCTTTCTAGGAAACTGAATTTTTCCGCTAATACCTCGGTAACATAAACGCGTTGTCCTTGTTGGTTATCGTAGTTTCGTGTCTGAATACGTCCCTCAACCCCGATTAACGAACCTTTCTTAGTGTAATTCGCTAGGTTTTCCGCCGGTTTACGCCACATTACACAATTAATAAAATCTGTTTCTTTTCCCCCGTTTTGATTTTTAAAATCACGGTCAGTCGCTAGCGTAAACGACGCGTAAGCCGTCCCGTTGCTCGTATAGCGTAAATCTACCGCTCGCGTAAGTCTTCCAACTACTACAACATTATTGATCATTACTAAATACCCCTTTTCTTGTTAGCTCTACTTTCTTGTAATCGTCACTAGTCAACGCTTTTAATTTATTAATACGTTTCATAGCCTCATAAATTTCCGCCTCTAGCGGTTTAATATATTCGTGTAATTCATGTTTGTTACTCGCTAGGAAATAGCCTTTATGTTTTCCGGTACGTGTAGCGACGATTGGAACGCCCTTTCTACACATATCACTAACTACCTTCGTAACGCGTCGTCTATCAATTTTAAATTTGTGTGCTAACAACTTACTTGTTACCGCGTTTTCTACTCCGTAATTCAAGTGTTCTAAAAAAATCTGTTCTAATACTGTTAAATCGCCCAAACTGTAACCTCCGTTCTAGCGCTGTCGCTATATTTCTTTCTTGCTGTTAGTTCGATTATTTGTTTATCGTCTACAAACAATAGGCCGTTCAAACCGTCTAATACGGCTTTAACATAATTGTCTATGTCCGGTTTAACTACCGGTAACAATTCCCCGCTTAACGCTTGCGCTTTCTTCTTCTTTGTCCAACTAGCCGGAATTGACTTGTAAATTGTAATGTCGATTTTTAAAGCCGTCGTAATGCACGGGATATTATTCTCACGCGCGACGCTTTTAATTAACCGCTCGTATTCTTTCGTTTTAGTGGGTGTATATACGTGCCCATATTGTGTAAACCGGGGGCGGGCTTTCGCCACACATTCCCCGTAAACTGTAAAGCTATATCTATCTTGCATTATTAACCCCTTTGATTAACTCCCTTTTTGATTTTAAATATTTCTCTTTGTCCGTCGTTTTTAGTCCGGATATTTGTTTAACCAATTTCGCGTATTTTTCCGGATTGTTTTTATAAAAGTCCTTTTCTTTTTCTAACTCGCTCACTATTCACACTCCTTTTATTCCATAGCCCAATCTGGCACTATTTCAACGTACCCCTTAGGCTTGTAGCTAGGTCTATTTTGTTTAAACTTTTCCTCATCGTGTTTAACTTGCTCTAGCGTGATAATTCCGTTTTCTTTCCACTTAGTCCATATACCTTTCATGTATAAATAAGGGTTATCCTTTCCAAGAGATAAACGGAACGACTCAATTATTGCGTCTTTATCTAAAATTTCTAGAGTGTTTGCTAGATCATTAATTACAAGTGAGTTACATACTCCGAAATTTTCTTGATAAATTTCAATCAATTCTCGAACGTCTGAATTATTTTCACTACTAGTAAGTAAGTTATTATTTACTTTCTTGTTTACTTTCTTGTTTACTTTATTATTTACTTTATTATTTACTTTATTATTTACTTTACTTTGTGTACTCTTGCTGTCATTTACTCCCGTTGTGTGGGGTTTCTGTATACATAAACCCTCTTTATCTGTACTTTCTGTTTGCGATAACTCGTTTGAACTGTCATTTAATAGGCTGTAAGTCGCGTTTAATGTCGTTTTCACTCGGCGCTCACACGCTTTTAAATATCGTTCTTGTATTCCGATAGACGTTAGAATATTATTTTTTTCTTTCTGTTCCTTGCTTAAAAAATCAACCTCGATTAATTTCTCGATTACGTTTTTAACGTAGCCGTCCTCGAGTTTTAACTCGTCCGCTATGATAAAAATTAAATCGTCATCATACGTCGCAAAATATCCATTGTCGCGGTAAATCGTGGTAAGTACGCTCATTACAACGGCTACCGATTGCGCCCCGTAGGCTCTTATAATCTTTTTAATTTTGAGGTCTGATAAAAAATTTACGTCTAGCGGGAAATAGTCGAGCCCGTCTTTACGTGGTCGTGCCATTTCCTTCCGTCCTTTCTAGTCTAATACTCCTTTTTGTATATATATTGTTCTTCCGTTATTTCCTTACCAATTCCGAACTCTTTCACTTGTTGCGGTGTGAGTTTGATTGGTATTATTTTGTATTTCTCACAAAACGCCTCTAGCCCTATTGTGTGTTGTTCTATGTGATAATCACGCCTCAAACACATAAAACGGTGTTTTGAGTGGTCTATCTTGTTTCTATTACGTCCCATACCTACCGCCTCAAAGTGTGCCACGTCGCCTCGTTCGCCACTTATAAAGCACTTGCGGTATTTCAGATACAAGAATAGCATTCGAGTATGTTCGCTACCAACAAAATATTGTTGATGTCTGAACGGCACCTCGTTTTGAAAGCACCATTCGATGATGTATTCAATGAATTGCCCTGAGTCGTATATGCTTATTTGATTATATCCAAGACTGAATGTTTCCCAATCTGTTTTAACGTTTGTACAAAATTCGCCTTTCATAAAATCCTTGACTACCTCAAGGGGATAACCAGTGTATTCCGATATATCATTCAATAAACCGTAAATGTAGCCTCGTTGGTCTGAGGTTATTCCCCTTGGGTCTAGAATAGTTATATTTGCTCGATACAAGCCGTCTACAGTGTTTTTGTAGTAGGGAGGTAACTTTATATCGCTTTTTGCGTCAAAAGTTAATATGCCTCCCTTTTTCGATTTTAGAATGGCGTTAAATTCCATTACGTTTCGCACTCTCTAATTTGATATTGTTTTCTTTCAAGAATTTTTTAAATAATTCTTTTTCTTCATCACTCATCCATAATTGAACCGTCCAAAGTGCTTTTCGTTCTGCGGTGTTATCAGTCCATAGTCCTGCGCTCGTTGTAGGTGCTAGATTTGGCACGATTTCATTTTCAATGATTTCTCGGTCAACTTTCATTTGTGATTGAACTTGTTCTTGCTTTTGTCGATTTTCTTCTTCTAGGCGAACACGTTCTTTTTCTCGTTCTTCTGCTACATCAATCATTTTCAGAATGTCATTTAATTCCTTTTGGCCAATTAGAGTTGTAAACGGCTCAACTGGTTGCCCTGCTTTTTTACAGTATTTTTCAATCGTTTCTCGTTCTTCTTCACGTTTAGCGTGTTCTTCTTCAAGACGCATGATTTCTTTCTCTACCGCCTCGAAAATTGATTTTTTCGTCTGCTTACGGGCGAATGCTTTTTCGTCCAACATTTCATAGGTTACATCGAAACTTGCTAAGCGTTGATACTCAAAAATAGCCTCATCAATCCATGCTCTATACGCCTCTTTGATTTTTTTATCAATGTTTTCGCTTGCTCGTTTCATGATACGCTTTAAATTGAGTCGAGCGTCTGTTACAGGTTTAATCTGTTCCATGAATTCTGCGAAACGCTCGTCAATCTTATCTTCTAACTCTTTAAATTCCTTTTTGGTAGCCTTTGCCCCGTTCACGCTATTTTCGTCTGAGGTTACAATCAACACCTCATCAATGTTATCTGCGTAAGCTTGAAATGTATCAATATACATTTGCAAGTTAGGCACCTCGAAACCGCCCGCTAAATTTTGGACGATTTCAAAGTTATTTGTGATTTTTGCGATTTCTGTTACCATTCACTGTCAATTCCTTTCTCGTTTGTGTTTGCTTTTTGTTCATTGCTCTTCTTCATGTAAATTTGTTTAATTTCGCCCACTAGGATATTTGGAGCGATGTCAAACATATTTCCAACGCTATGCTTGTTACATACGTACTCAACAACATCGGCTCTCTTAACGCCTAACTCTTCAATCTTTTGCACGTATTTTTCAACGATTTCATGTACGTTTGGTTCGTTTTGTGGTGCTTGTTTCTGATTGCGTTTCTGCGGTTGCTTTTGAGGCTCGCCATTTCCGTTTGCCTTGTTTCCGTCATCGTCTTTATCGCTTGTAATACCAAAAATTGCGGATAGTGCGTAACGTTTGGCGTAAGTGATAGCCGAGCCGATTGATTGCGGTTTCGTGTTTTCGGGTTTCAAGATTAGAGGTGGATATTCAATATATTCGCCACTTTCATGAAATACAATCGTCCCGACTGATACGTTCCCACTCTCAGTAGTTGTTGCATATTGCGAAAATGCTAGTCCGTATTTTGTAGCCGTTTGAGTGATAGCCTCTGCCACGTTTTCAAGTGGTACATATTCCGATTTAAAAAAAGGATTTTTTGCGTCTTTCAAAGGTTGTTTTAATTCTTTTTGTGTTTCTACTAATGATTTTGATAATTTGATAATCGTTTCTGATTTTGTAATTGTCATGCTTTGTCTCTCCTTTACTCTCCTGCAGTGTATTTGCTAAATCTTTCTCCGATGAACTCTTCTAAATCTTCAATTGGTACAAACTCGCCCATAATGTCATAGTATTCATCGCCTACATAAATTTCATGTCCTTTCCAATCCATTCCAAAAATCTTTGGTTCGTCCTGTTCTAAATAGCTATTGTGTAATTGTTCAAATGTCATAGTGTTTGCTCCTTTTCTTCTTTTTTATCCTTGTGGGTATACATACGTGCCGTTTTTCCAAGCCTCAACCTCTTTGCCTTGTTGTTCATGAGCGCCTGCAAACATCCATGCTATTGTAATGATGAAAGCTAGTGCCAATCCTGTATAGGCTAAGAACTTGAAATACTTTTGTAAAAACGCTTTTCGCATGTTATTTTTCGCTTGCTGCTTTTTCAACTTTCTGCGTCTTTCCTTCTCTGTTCTTGTCATTCGTTTTTCTCCTTTCAGCTTTTGTTTACATTATTATTATATAACATCCATTATACTTTGTAAATAGTTTTGGTGAATTATTTTTTATTTTTTTCTCGTTTTAATTTCTGAGCGTATGTTGTTAAACGGTCGCCAATCATAACTGATAGATTTTCCATTTTTCTAGTGCCGTTTTTCAATCCAGATAAAATAGGTTGATGAACTTTCGCCTCTTTTGAGATTTTGTATTGCGTAGCGTTTTCCAATAACCATTCAATGTCCTTCGTATTTACTTTCATTTGTTGTCCTCCTTTGATAATTTTTCTAGTTTATCAAGCTCTCTCAATGCCGTTTCGATATAGCCTTCTCCAAACCGCACTAATGCGTTGCGCTCGATTAAACTCATTTCTTTATCGTTGCTTTTCTCGAATAGCTCTCTATTCGTTTTTGTGTCATGCCTAACCATTTCTAACATTTCAAGGTGTTCTAACGCCTTTCTATATGTTGAAACGCCTAGTCGCTTATAAACGAGCCGTAAATAGGCTAATGTACCTTGCTCATATATCTGCCTTGTATCTAGTTCTATCTTTCTAAGTTTTTTCAACGTATCATTCATAAATCTCCACACACCTCCATTAATAAACTGAACATATTAGTCATTATACATTCATTTATAATTCTATTTTTATTCATCATTTCGCAATAGATTTCAAAAAAGCCTTCTTCCTCTTCTTTAGCACTTGCTAAAATTTTATAAGCGTCTGAAATTGTTTCACTCATTTCTTCTAAATATCTCAATCCTTTTATCCAAATGGATAAATCACTGGTATTTTTAATAATAGTTGTATAGTATTCTACGCTTGAAGTGTAGTTACCTATCATTTTATTTTTGATTTCATGTAAATGTAATAAGTCCATAAATTCACCTCTCCTTTACCATTTCCAATCGAACGAGCGTCTAGTTTCAAAACCGTCCTCATCAACGTCCACGCCTCCATAGTACTCTTCTTGCTCTTTAGCTAGTTTTACAAGATTGTCAAAATTACCGAGTGAGCTTTCGTTAATATCTTCATATTCGCCAAACTCTTCTGAATGGTCGCCCCATTCTTTGATTTGATAGTATTGACGATTGAAAGAGATAATATAACTGCCGTCCTTGAATGATGTTCCCCATACCTGCCAATGTTTGATGAATACTACTCTTTTTGCGTCCACGATGACTGCGTACCCGTATTTTGTTGGGATAACGTGATTCGCTGCAATTTTAATTACAGCGGTGTTTCCGTCCTCTGATACGTGAGAGCCTAATAAGTACGCATATTGTTTTGAGTATTTGCGAAACTGCTCAGGGGCGAACCCGTTGAACGTGTAGTTTGCGTCAAAATCTCCAAATTTTAAAATACCCTCTTTGCTCCATCTTGAATTTTTCATTTTCGTTTGCTCCTTTGTATTTCTTATTTACATCCTTATTATATCACGTATGTTATACGTTGTCAATATTTTCAATCGCTTTTATTAAAGTTTTTTCCAACTTATCAAAAAATGCGTGTGTGTAGAATTTCTTTAGTCGTTCGATGTCAATTTGAGTAAATCTTAAACAATCCTCTGAATATGTTTCTCTACTGCAAACGCCATTCTCTTTTGCGATTTTAAAGCGGTATACTGTATCACTTACAATGTTTAAAGTAGTTAAGATTGTTTCATCATCGGCGCTAGATTTTAAAATCTCGCTACCTAGCGCCTTGATGATTGCTGTATCTTTTTCTAATTTTTCAAAGTAGTTCATTTTTGTTCCTCCTATTCATCGCAACTTTTTAACATTTCGATTTCTTCTACAATTCTTCTGTTGTAGTATTCAATGCAAGGTAATGAAATTCTTGCAGAAGCCTCTTGTCCGCCTAAGTCTTTTCTGTTGTTTGCCATTTCAAGTCGTTCCTCAACGGCTGTTACCATAACTTTGATGTCTTTAAACATATAATAATTATCTTCATCCATTACCATTACCGCTTGTGCTAGTAACTCTCTTGTTTTTAATACCTCTTGTTGTAATTTTTCATAGTTTGTCATTTTGTTTTGCCCCTTTGTGTTTTATTGTAGTCCCTTAACTACATTTATAGTATATCACATACATTATACATTGTCAACACTTTCCTACAACTTTTTTTCGATTTTTTCAAAAAAATAATGACAGCCGTTTGACTGTCATTATCTATTGATTGCTTACGCTTGTTCTTTGATTTCTTTTTCAATCTTTCTCATCAATGTTTCTGCGTGTTTTTGGAATTTTTCCGCTTTCTTTTCAAGTTCTCCAAAATCAACTGTTTCAACTAATTTGCTGAAATGGTTTGTTAAGAATGAAAGTTCACCGCTGATTTCAGTTAGCCCAAAGATTTTACGAACAATGTTTTCGTTTGTGATACCGTTATAAACTAATTGTCTTGCGTCGTATGCCATTTCGTTTACTGCTTCATAAATTTTTCCTACTTTGATTTCTGCTTGTTGTTGTTCTTGTTCTAATGTTTTCATTTTTTGTTTCCTCTTTTCATTTGTGTTTTGTAGTTATCTCTTATCTACATTTATAGTATATCACGTTCATTATACCATGTCAACACTTTTGAGGAACTTTTTTTATTTTTTTTCGATATTTTTTTCAAGTTCGTCAATGTGTTTCTTAATTGAGTTGTATTTCTTTGTTTGAATTTTTCCTAGCGTCTTCAATTTTGCGTATCTATCAAGCGTATCTCGATAATCAAGCAATGTGCTTAAAATTAAAATGGCGTAATTCCCTTGGTATCTCCAATATAATTTATCTGCTTTTTCTGAATAGATTTTTGCCTCGTTCATGTTTATTCTTCCTCTTCTTTCTCTCTGTCAATGATGTCGTTTGTTGTTTCTTCATTGAATGCGAATCGTGTTCCTGCTTGCATATAGCTATTGCAATATTGTTTGCCTCTAATATACCAACCATTATTGCGAGCGTCTTTTTCAATTATGAGCTTACTGAAAAGGTGCTCGTCTTTGTGAATGTTCTCGATTTTCTTAACGATGATTTCCATTTTTCGTAAGCCGTTAAAATCGCCTCTTTTGATATATTTAGAACGGCTGTAACATTCGTTTAACTCTTCTCGTCTGATATTAAACGTTATTTGCATGTTTACTAATTCAATCGGGAAATGTTCAAAGTCCCCATTAAACGCCTTACGTGCTAGTTTGTTATCAATTCTATATCCTGTTACCGTCATTTTGTTTGCCTCCTTTAGTTAAATACCGCTTTTTGCATTAGTAATAACATATCATTACTTGTATTGATTGCGAATTTATTCAAACCGTCAATACAAAACTCTTTGTTTTCTCTGATATATCTTTCACGCTCTCTTTCGTAATATTCAATAACTAATTTGTGGTCGTGTGCAATTCTTCCTGATTTTTCGTTCCCTTGTGTTTGTAGTACATCCATTGTTTTTTGGTTTAATGTTAGTGTTTCCTTTGCTGTCATTTTCTTTTCTCTCCTTTGTGTTTTGTATGTATCTCTTACTTACAAATATATTGTATCATGAATGTTATACACTGTCAACACTTTTCTTGAAATTTTTTAAAAATATTTTTTCATATAAAAACCGCTCTATTGAGCGGTTCGTTTTATTTCTTTGATAATTTGATTAACTCTTCAAGATTTTTGTTTTGTTCTTCAATGATTTTTGAAAAGCGTTCAAACCATGTTTCATTATAAACCTCTTCAAGTGTTGCGCCTGTCATTGTAACCATATCATCGAAAAACATGTCGTATAGAACAGAAATTTTTCCGAACGCTTGATGTACTCTACTATGATATATAACCGCCATTCTTGTTTTTTCTTCGTCGCCAATTTTCATGATACTTTCTAAAAACAAGTGTGATGTGCCTGCGTTTGTTACTGTCTCTTGTAACCCGTTTTCAACGATTTCATATTTTTGCATTTCTTTTTTTACCTCTTCTTTATCCATTTTGTTTTGCTCCTTTTTATTTTAGTTTTTTGAATGCTTTTTGTGCTTGTTTGTATAGCTCTTCAATCTCTTTGATGATTTCGTCAAAGTCAGTTAATTTATAATACTCAACGAAGAATCCCTCACCAAAACGTTCGTACACATTCATCAAGCGAATATATTTATCTCGCAAATTTCTTGTTTTTGATAGGTTAGTTGATATTGTGCAAAATATTTCTACATTCTTTCTTGATAACTCTGCATTATAAGCTACAGGACTCATTCCTTCTAATTCAGTTATAATCGTGTCCATCCATTTCATTTCATCATTGTAGTTTTGTGTCATTGTGCTTGCTCCTTTGTTTGTTTTTTGTAACCTTTCTTGATTACATTTATATTGTATCACGTTCATTATGTATTGTCAACAGCTTTACTGGAAAAATGCAAAAAAAATAAGCCTACCCCAAAAGGTAGGCTTAAATGTTTTATGAAAGCAATTCATTCACTCTGTTTTGAATCGCTTGAGCGTCATAACCTGCATTTGTTAATTTGTCATAGCGTTCTTGTCCGTTACCCCAAAGTCCTTGAAGTACTTCTTGTGCAACAACATCGATATTAGTATTGCTGGCTTGTTCATAACCTCCGCTTAGAATACTATTAACTCTATCTTGTACAGCTTGAGCGTCGTAACCTGCGTTTGTTAAGTTGTCGTAACGTTCTTGTCCATTCCCCCATAACCCTTGCAAAACTTCATTTGCAACGTTGCCTAGGTCTGTAATGTTATCAACATAGTCGATTGTTGTTTCGCCGCTTAATAGGCTGTTCACACGATTTTGAACGGCTTGAGCGTCATAACCTGCATTTGTCAAGTTATTGAAACGCTCTTCGCCATTCCCCCACACGCCTTGTAGAACTTCTTGAGCGACTTCATCTACTGACTTACCACTAGATTTTTGAGTAGTTGTTTCTGTTTGAACCGTTTCTTGAATAGTAGGGTTTTCTGAGACTTGCCCCAACATTTCTTCAACTGTGTTTCCTAATGTTGCAAAATAGCGCATACGAGATACGAAATAATTCTTAACACTTTCAGTAGAATTCCCATGTAGTTCCATACTGCGATGTGGGCACGTTGTTGACACGAACTCGTGATGTAATCTAACAGTGCTAGTATTGATTGGTAAGCCGTAATAGATTAAATCTTCCGTTGCTTGCATTAAAGTCACGTCTTCATTTTGCAAGAATTCTTCATCGCTTACTTTCATGCTTTCGCAAACCTCATATCCGATAGAACGGCAATTACTCCACCAATCCCCTGTGTGGTAGCCGATGTTGAACGTATCAATAACTCGTGCGATTGTGTTGCGATTGCAGTAATAATGTGCAATCCCTAGTGATTTATCACGATAACGCAACCAGTCCACGTATTGCTCTGGCGTCATACTTCCTGCGTCATTGTGAATTACAACGAAATCGATACTTGTTAAACGTCCAGCGTCCATTAAATTTTCATTGATTTTATTTACCATTTAAATTCCTTCTTTCTTGTTAATTTGTTAATTTACAGGCCAAGGGTCGTCTGTAAAATAACTTATATTAGAAACCCTAATATCGCCGATGTCTTTGTCTGCTGGTATTGGCTCTAAGAATTGGAAACGTAAGTGGTTTGCGTCTCCATATCCACCTAAGTACCAAGTTCCATAGGGAACACCATCATCATTATAAATTGGTCCGATTAATGATGTTGCTGTTCTATAACCATAGGGCATTTGTCCGTTTGTTAAAATAAAGACTTTCTTTTCACGATTTCCAGGATGTGCCACGAATCCAAGCCCTCCACGTCGAACAATACCGAACCAACCCCATTGCAGCCCACCGAATTGTAATTGCACGATATCATTAATTCTTCGTGCTTTTACGTATGAATTACCGAGTTTTGAAGTCGAATTTAGAGTTTTCCAACCAGTATCACCGTCTAACACTGCCCAACCTTGATTTCCTAAAGGTGTACGTTTAATCCACTTCAAAGCACCGTTTGTTTTCTTAGTGTCAACGTATGTCTGTCCGATAGTACCATTGACTTTGCCGTTCGGCATACCTTCGCCAATCAACTCGCTAGACGAAGTGGTCGAATTATTACTGCTTTCTGGTAAAGTTACCGAGCCTCCTCCGTCTGACAAAACAAGCGTGTTTCCGTTTAAAGTTAGCTTTTGAGGAACGCCTACACCGTCAGCACCTTTTGGCCCAGTTAATCCAATAGGCCCTTGAGGTCCAGCAGGTCCAGTCTGCCCGATTGGCCCTTGTTCCCCACGCTCTCCTTTTGGACCTGCTTGTCCGTCTTGTCCTCGTTCTCCTTGAACACCTTGAGGACCGATTGGACCTTGAAGTCCGTCTGCCCCTCTAGGACCTTCTGGACCTCGTTCGCCTTGGATACCTTGTGGACCACGTTCCCCAGTTTCTCCCTTGTCGCCCTTAGGACCAGAAGTTGATGAAATAGTCCGCAATTCTTCTTTTGTAGCAAATGAGCTTGTATCGATATTAGGCTTGCTCTCTAAGGCTGATACACGCTCTTTGAGGACTGTATCATCATATACGGTGTCTTTATCCGTCTTTGCTTTTAAAGTCTCAATTTCGCTTGAAATTTGCTCAATTTCAGCACGTTCAACTTTGTTTCCTAGTTCTTGCTTAGTAGCGAATGAGCTTGTGTCAATTTCTGGTTTCGTTTCAAGTGCTTGTAATCGTCTCAAGATTTCAGAGTCGTCAAAGGTTGCACCTTCGACATGGATATTCTTGATTGCCTCTTCTAATTCAGCCTTTGTAACAATATCCGTTATTGCTATGATGCGTTTTGTGTCTTTCTCTACGATTGGTAATTCGCTGTGCTTATCAATTTCTGACACGCGAACGCCAAAAGAGAATTTTAGCAAGTCTGCTGATTGTACGACTTTTTCAGCATAGACATATCCATACACGATTTCATCCGTTGTAATTAAACTGGTATCGAATGGAACAGTTGCGATATTACCTTCAACCACTCCAGCCACTTCTAAGAAACGATTTGTCGTTTTGAAGTGAAATAACACAATGATTTTTTCAACATTGACTTCGTTTAATTGTAACTCGATGAATGCGTTATTCTTATCATGAGAATAGAATTCCTCTTTTATGTTGTAAATATTATCTCGGACGTTGGCGCAAACGCCTGCTTGTCGTTTAATAATTTTTTTCAATGTTTGTCCCCCTTTCATACAAAATGAAGAGGGAAGTATAAAGACTTCCCTCTTTTAATTTAATCTTCGATCGGTTCGTGATACCCAAGCGCTCTTGAACTATCAGTCAGTCCAGCGGTTGTAGGGTCGTTAACAACCCCAACCAATACTAAAAAGGCAAACAATACATTGATAAACACCAAAATTTTATCAACAGTATCGCCAAACTCCAATTTAAAATTGAAGATATTCGCAAAGGCTTGTGCAAGCAATGCTAAAGCTGGCACTAATGTAAGCCAAAAATTTTTATTTTTAATTCGTACTTTCCAGTTAATTTTATCCATTATCTTTCCTCCACAATTTCCAGTTCGAGAAATTTCTCAAACAATATTTTTATAGCACCATTTCCACCCAATTCAACGTAACTTTCATATAGCCGAGTTAATTCCTCAATCTCATGCTGATTTGTTCTGCCACGTCTGATTGCTTTTTTTAGACTTTCCTGCAATCGAAAACGTTGTAGACGTTGCAAACCTTTTCTAATGAGCGAGAGATTGGCGTTATTATCTCGCCCAATCTCAGTAACTTCACCCACTGATTTTTCAAGTTCACTAATTTTGTCAGCAAGAACATTGATTTGTTTTTCAGTCTCTTTTGTATTTTGAGTACTCTTAAATGAGAAATAACTTGGAATTATCACAATTAAAACGGGCGTGAGTTTATCGATTAAAGCTAAAAATTCCAATTAAACCACTCCCTTTTTCATAATTCTATTGTACTGGCTGTGTGTTTAGCTCGTTGGCTGGTCTTTCTTGTTTAGGTTCAGTCCATTTCCAAATACCAAGTTTTCCGTTTTGCTCAAGCGTTGCGAGTTGTTCAAGTGTTTCGCCTTGATATGTGAAAGGCTCGTTGACTTGAATCATAACACGTCGTCCTTCTTGATATTTTTCGATGTGATTAGGATTTTCAAGTGTGAAGATTTCTTGAGATTGGTAAGTTTTTCCAATTTTTCCAAGGTCAACTAATTCAAGTCCACGTTTGAAAACGGTCGGGTCTAATGGATTGTCCGTATCAGTCACACGAGCCAATACTGCCCAATCTGCTACCGCTTTTACCTCTGCGATTTTTGTATCTTTATCAGCGAGTTTTCCTTCATATTCTTGCGCTTGCGTTTGCAAGTCTTCTTGTAATTTCTTAACCCCTTCCGCTGGATTGAACTCAGTAGTCACTTGTCCGATAACTGCCTTAATTAATTCCTCGTCTGACTCGTTCACACGGTCGCCAATTAAAACACGGTCAAAAGCCGTATAAGGTGCCTCTTGGCGGATAGCCACAAAAGTGCGGTTATTTTCTTGTAAATATTTGTTGATAACTTTAAAAGCCATATATTATTGTTCCTCTTCTTTCTCTGTTTGTAGTTGTTTGATTTGCTCTAATGCCTCTTCATATAGAGCCTTGTAATTTGCGCATTCAATTGTTTTATTTGCCATTTGAATTGCTAAGTCATTGATAATCTTATCTTGAGTGTTCATTTGCCCTCCGTTATTTCCATCTATCGTGATAACCTCGTGTGTAGTTTCCTGCTTTTGCTCCAAGATTTCTAAAGTTGTCGTAAATGTCATTTAAAATCAACGACAATTTTACTCCTTGAATAACAATCTCGTCAACTCCTGCAAGGGTGTGTGTGCCTGTATCAATAGATACTTCTTTCAATTCAGCTTGTGCGCTCTGGTTAAATGTTATTCTTTGACCGTACATGTTGACGGCACTTTTAACATTGCTTCCACTTCGTCCGTTCCATATTTGTAGTCCTGCGATTGTGTGGTCCATTTGTTGCAATCCGTTTCTATTACTTAATAATGCTGTGTATGAACCGTCAACACCGTTGATGTTACCAGCTCCAAACGCAAGATACTGCAATGGACGACCTGAAAATTGGTTTCTTATACCTACTCCAAAGCCGTTCATATCAATTTGACCTGTTTGCAAGTCGAATGTAGTATTTCCGTTTAATGAGGAAATGCGTCCTCCCTTGATATGGTCTCCTGTAAAATCAACATTCTTTATCTTTGTAATCGTCGCGTCTTTCGCAAACAGCTCATCAACGAACGCTTGTTGCGAT